CTCAATGCCTTGAACGCGAGGTTCTCAACGCTGAACTCTCCCGTACGTTTGAGCCCGCAGCGGCGCATTGTCCTAATCTTATCGGCAAGTTTTTGCAGATCACCTAGCTGCGGCTTCTTTCGATTAATTGCATCATTGATAAGTGATGCAAGGGCATCAGCTTTCTTCTTCGCAGCACCCGAATCAATCTTTCCCATGTACTCCTTGGGATGTACGAGCCACTTATCATGCATGATACTGTACACGCCCGTTGACACATGAGGTTCACTTGAATCCTGTGCATACAGCTCGATCGGATGTCCATAAAACTCGATCGAATGCTTTGCTGCCCAGGCACGTCGCTTTGCATCAAGCAATTCCTTGACGAGCTCTGTGTCCTCATCAACTGCCTCAATATCAATGACAACATGTAGGTCGATGTCTGATAGACTCGTCCAGTTAAAATTTGCCATCGATCCCGTTATGACAATATCTGTTATGGCATCATCAACAACACCAATGTAATCAATGAACATCTGCGCAATCTTCAATAATCGCTTATGTACCTTAGGACGAAGGTTGAAATCATCCCACAGTCCATGATTAAGCGTCTTGTGCAAGCTTGCATTTGTTGCAACTTGAACCGACTTCGTTTTCTTCGGCATTACAATAACTAGAAAAAATCACGTGGCATTCTGTTTTACCTGACGAATGTACTTGCGAAAGTCTGCAATCTTGTTGAAAATATCACTATGCAGACCCATTACAATTGCCTTTGCAGCACCAGCAGGGGCAAGCTTATGAGCTGCCTCTAGTTTCTTGTTCACATCCTGTAATTCTGACATGACAGCATCAAGCAATTTGTTCAGCTTGTTTCCTCCGCTGAACATACCTTCACTAAGTTCAAGCTCCTCTTTAATGAGTTGTCTTACATCACCAACACGTACACGCATTATATGTCACCGTCACCCTTAAAGTTCGAAATATCATGTTTCAGTCACTGAGCACCGCTTTGGTACTCTTCACCTAGACTATCGGCTGACTCAGAAACATCATCATTTGGCACAGTCTTCTTTCGCTTGAAAGATTGTAACTGAGTGTTATCTTCAGAAATGATACATCTGATCACACAACACAGGTTGCTATCATATAGTGGGTTCTTCTTCGTCACATTTGAACCTAAGCTCAATCACAGATTAAATAAAAACATTCATGAAGTTGATCTTTAGTAATCTTCATCATCAACTGCAGATGCCTCTTCAAGTGCATCATCAATCATTGCATTCATGCCACCGACGGCATCTTTCATCACCTCAAGTGCATTCTGATTGATCTCAGCTCCAGGCCCTTCACTAAGAAGATGTTCAAATTGCTCAAAGACAATATTGCCCATATTAATGCAACCATTTGCAAATGCAATAAGATCTGTTGGATCGATATCATGGATATCGGGAGTCTCAACGTATGCTTCGTGTAGGTTATGCCTGCATGTGTTAGTAATTAACTGCCGCAGATCATTGTGTGTTAGTTTTCTCATCTTTTTCATTCATTAAGGTGTTGTTGCACCTGGGTTCGATACAACAAAGTCAATGCTAACGTATTCAATACTCTTCGTCGGTTGCACGAAGATCTTACCACGAATTGTATTGTTAAGAACATCTGCCTGCGTTGTGGTGCTAGAATCAATCACAACCTTGAAGCTGTTCAAACCTGCAAGTTTCTGCACCCTCTGGAATTTCGGAGTCACGGCACCTGAGAACTTTGCAAGTGTTGTTGCTCTATCAGGCTCAAACATGATTGTCTGTGCCACATCATTAACCTGACGACGCAGGTCAATGAGCAAGCGTCGAACGTTAACACGATCAAGAGCAGACGCAGCAACCTGGAGCGTCTTCTGACCCCAAACTAAAACGCCACCCTTTGGATTCGTACCTGACGATGCGTTACCAGGAAACGAAACAATCGGATTGACATTAACGTCATATAGCTTGTCCATATCGGACTTAGACAACTTGACCCTTGCTTCAAGACCACCGTCAAGTACTCCACGTGCAAAGCCTGCAGGTGCAAACCATGGATGACCAATCTTGTCATTAAGTGCAAGTGCACCCATGACTAACACTGACGGTGCCGCGTACAGGTTCGTTTTTGTTGTTGGATCCTTGACGAGAACATCTGGGAAGTAGGCACCAGCAAAACTTGTATCAATTGCACGACTTGAGAGCTGTGTGGCTGTCTCTGTGACGGATGGAATTTGCGTATCACTTGTGATATTAACATCAAGGTTTGTAAGCTGCTCGATATCCATCACATAGAATGCATCAAACATCTCTTCAACTGCATCAATTGCACTGTTCGTGACAATTGGAACTCTGATACCTGGAATTGCAAGAACCTGTACATCAACATCTGTTGTATCCGACATGATCTGCAGCGCCTTGATGTATGCCTTGACATTTGGACCCTCATTACGACCACGGTTGGTTGCATTCATGTCCTCTGAAACAGCGTTATTATTGATTGCTGCCTCGTACTCATCAAAGATATTAACGCCATCAAAGCCACCTTGCATTGGTAGCGTATACTTGATATATGCCTTATTTGCCTGTACCATATCGGCTGTTGACAGTGCACGTGTCTTATCTGTTGCATTCGCAGTGATGTTTCCATCACGAACATACTGTGCATTTGCCCACTTTGCTGCGTCTGCATAACCGGCAGAACCCGTCATGATACGGATGTGATCAAGTGCAAAGAGATTTCTATTAAACCTATCTGCATCAATAATACCATTCTGATCTGTGTCAACGGCACCCTCATTATCACCGACCCTAACTGGTTGGACTACGGTGGTAAAGTCAGGAAGATACTTGACGAATGCATCCATCGATTTGTTTCGAAGCGTTGACGCATTTGGTGTCGTGAGTGTGGTAACGTGCTCAAACTGGGCACCCCAATAAAGCTGTGGGTTAACCGTTATTTTCTTACCTGCGCCGGCTGTAATGTTATGACGCATTGGCAATGGAGGTTCAACCAATCGCTTAAGATATGAGTTATCAGCAAGTTGTGAACCACTCGCATCTGTCATTAGCATTGAACCTGACGTTACAGTGTGATACACTCCGCGGAAACCAAATGGCAGTGCAGTTGGATCACTATTACCAAGATCAACTTCATCACTCATTTCAACACGAACATAGTTTGATTGATTTGCATAGTTGCCATCAATAACAAGTTTCTGTGAACGCTCAACGGTATCAAAGTTGAAATAGGCATTTGCATCACCGATGATCTTTGCAATGTAACGATCATCACTTGGATCAAGACTTAAGCCTCTCCACGTTTCCAATGCAACCTTTGCCATATCACGATCTGTGTAAGATCTAATGACAACATCAAACGTACCATACTTGTATTGTGGATCTGTTGATGGTGAAAGATTTTCGATTGAGATCTTATAAAGATCTGAGACGCCCGAGCCGGCGTCCATTGCATGGAAGCGGAATAGATTGGTTCTGTTACCGCCAAATCTCTGCGATGTCAACCATGGCGACTTTGCATATTCAAACCTATCTTCAAAGTTCTCATAATTCGGAACGTATGAGTCACCAGAATTCCTCGCAAGACTTGCAGTTGTCATGAATACAGATGCTTCAGCACCAGCCCTTTTGGCAGTAGAAGCGCCGGCGCCAGACGTCACAGTGATAAGTCCTGAACCCGTAACTGTTGCATTTGTTGGGTAGATATCCCAATGTGTGTAAAGTAAGTGGCCTGCCTGTTGGATCTTAAGTGGATCAGAGTTCATGACATTCGCAAAGTAGTTTGGTGATGTCATATCCAATGACGCAGTAATTACATTAGGATACTGTGAATTAGTTCCCTTGTGACCATTAAGCAACATCACAAATTCTTGCTTTGCAACCGTACCATCAAGCAGCACAAGACCACCTAAAATAGAACCATTTGCAGTTGCAGGATCTCCAACAAGCGTCGATGCAGGAGCGGCATTGGTTCCATCAAAAGAAGACGATAGTTTCAAAACAACGCCCGATGGCGCCATTAAAATTCCCCTAAGCAATGGAACTGCAGTATTATTGCCAGGCGTAACGGAACCTGTGCCTTGCAAACCTGCATCATTTAACATCCATGCGCCGGCCGACTCTGACATAAATGCACCCAAGAAGTATAGCCTTCCCTCAGGTCCACCAACGTTTGCATATGCATTATCAGCAAGGTTGCCATCAGCGGAGTGATCAGGCTGTTGTTCACCAACAACAAAGCCCGCATTTGTTACACTACCCGCTAGATCACCGGACGTAACTCTCTGCTTTCCGTTACCAACACCCAATACACGCACATACGTAAGCGCTGACGCAGATTTCAACCATGCATTGGCGGCAAGAGGACCAAATTTCTTACCATCGGTCTCACCGAACTTTGCCATCCAATCATCCCAAGAACCAACAGTGATTGGAACAAATGCGCGACCACGCAATGCTGTACCAATAACACCCGCAGGAATGCCAACAGGTTGCCTCGTCACCGGACCAGACAAATCAATTTCTTTTGTCGAAACACCTGCGCTACCAAATTTCAGTTGAGCCAATTTAGCCTCCTAATCATCATCTATAGGTATTGGTCTCAGATGCGATTGACATCGTCTGATGGCAGATGCATCTAAAATTTATCATTAACAGCCTCGACGGCTTATTACATTATGATCACAGATATCTATGCAATCAATCTCTTGATTATTCATCATTAGAAACATAACGCCACACATAACCACCTGCCGTCCTTGTACGACCTCTAGCAACGTTCGAGATGCTACCTTGGCTTAACCCAAGGATCCGAGCCGCAGACCGTGCAGAGACAAATGTTGCAATTATGTTTCCATCTGTATCAAACTGCGTGACCGCTTTACATCTAGCACGTAACGCAAACAGACTTGGATCATTCCATGTCTTCTTTGATACCCTTGAAATGTGTTCCCTATAGCCAGGACGCTTCCAAACTGCGAGTTGGTTCTTTCTTCTGCGCTCTCTATTTTCTGGGGCATTTGCAGCTAACCCTGTTGCTACTCGGTGGCGTTCTTTTATCTCAGGGCGTTGAAATGCACGCTTTGTTCCAATACTTGTGTGCTTTTTATGAAGCTTTCGAGTTTCATCTGACCAACAGTGTGAACCATTACCACCTTCACGCATGTTATAATCATGTTCTGTTACTAATGTTCCAAGTCGATTGACCCAGAAAGCCTCGTGATCTAACGCATCCTGTAATACAACACATGTGTACAGTGATTCATGCTTGAATGCATGTTTACCATGCTTTCTGATTGCCTTGTGAAATGCATAAGATGAACCACGTTCTGCATCATGACAGTGTTGAAACCAACGCTTAGAAATACAATGTTTTGTCACGCCTACATAAGACTTACCGTTTAGCACGTTAACGTGTCTATAAACAGTGTATTGCATAGCCGTTATGACATTTGATTAAACAAACGTTACTCCGGTACGAGTGATTACAAAATTCATTGCGATGAATTCTACTGTCCTCGTAGGAACAACGACAATTGTACCGTTGATCCTGTTCAAATCAGCGTCCTGTTGCGTATTGTTTGTCTCATTCATGATGACATCAAATCTCTCAACACCTGATTGTGCCTCAATAAGACCAAGTTGCTGATTTGCTTGAGAAACAAACTTGTTTCTTGTCTCTGCATCATTCTGCTCGAATGTCATCTTCTCAGCAAGGTTCTTGATAATACGCTTGACCTCAAGCAACATCCTTCGAACATTCACCTTATCAAGAGCAGACTTCTTGATCTGCAGTGTACGTTGTGTATAGATCACAAAACCCATCCTCGGGAATGTGGCAATCGCATTAATGCGTGCCTGATCAAGACGAGCACGATCAGAAACGTTCAGTCTTACTTCAACATTCTTCACAAAATCAAGCGATGCCCTGTTAAAACCTGCGGGAGCAAACCATGGATATGCAACACGATCATTGAATGCCAAGGCACCCATTGCTGCAATTGATGCAGGCAACTTAACAACACGCTTGTTTGATTCATCGGTAATGTGTACATCCGGGAAGTACGTACCTACGTAGTTGTTGTCAACAACACGACTATCAAACGCCGTTGATGTATAGTCAACGTCTGGGTGGCTCGATGAATCATCATACATCCTTACATCAGATGAATCGTAATTTGGTAGATCCATCACATAGTACGCAAAACCATAATCGCGTACCTTCTGCATTGTGTAATCAGTCAAAAAGCTGTCTCTAATTCCAGGCAGTGTAAGAATATTCACGTTAACGCTAAGAGGATCTGTCATGATGTTCACGGCTGTCTTATATGAACTGACAGTACTGTTAGATTGACCCGAACCGGCCGAATTGGATAACAATCCTGGGGACAAGAAAGATGCCTCTGCGCCACCAGCGGTGTCAAACGAGCTTGCCTTATCATTCATGCGGCGGGCGTCCTTATCAAGGAAGTTAACACCATCATAGCCACCATACATGAAGGTTGAAAATTTTGTATAACGTGAGAATCTATTAAAGTTCGCAGCGGTATCAGTTGCAAGGATTGTTGCAAGCGTGATCCTGCTTCCAAGTGTTGCATCTGAATACGTGT